GGAACTAAGCTCTTGTTAGCAACTAATACCTGACGGTTAGTTCCTTCAACAGATGCAAATACTAATTCTTGTATCTCTCCATTGTCAAGGCTAAGCTTCTGTGCGGCCTTAGTATTAAATAATAATCTACGGGATTTTCTAGCCCCTTTGTTACCTTCTACTGTAATAACAGCTCTATCTGGATACTTATCTCCTAATGATACTGCTGCTAATTGTTGTCCTAATCTCTTAGAACCAAAAATGATCGTTGTTTCCATTTGTGTGTGTGTATTAATGTTAAAAAATGGGAGGAATTTCACCTCCCGTATTATATTTATTCTCCTTCTTCGAATTTACGAATAGACTCAAGAACTGCTGACATATCATTTGGTATCACTTGTAAACCAAACATATCTGCAGGACTTTTTGCCATGTTAGTAGTATTGTTTTGAGTCATAAAACCATAACTGATTTCTTCACCTTTCTTCTCCACTACAGTTTCTAGTATGATACTAAACATACCTTCTGGTTTAACTACGTCTTGTACTAGTTTACCACCTGGTACACCAAATACAGTACGGTCAACACCGTTGAAACTCTTAACCTCTGTGTGAGCCATAACTATTACGTTAAGCTCTTCTCTAAGGCTGTCAATAGACTTCAATGTCTTGTAAACATTGTCACCCATCTCTGTAAACTTAGCAAAACCTACTGTTTTAGCTTTGTCCATGAACTCGCCAATCATAGCATAAGTAATAGTGTCTATTACAATTGTTTTGATGTCAGCTCTGTTCTTGCTTACAAAAGCCATTGCAGCTCTAATCTTTTCCCAGTTTGTAGTTTTTAAATAGTTACAAGTGTTAGGATTAAATTTACCCGTCTCGTCTACCATAAGGTAGTTCTTTTTCCAACCTCTAAATGGAGGTGCTTTTTCGTCAGGACATATAATAAATGTCTCTTTCGGATTAAGTGTTGCTAGGGAATAAGTTTTACCTGTTCCACTATAGCCTGTTACTAAAATTTTGTTTGCCATAATTATTCTTCTTCTGTTGTTAATTCCTCTTTTGCTTGGTCCATTATCTGTGCTGTTATGTCTTTAGCAACAACAAAAGCTAATTCTCTTGCTGTTAATCCATTGTATAACGCCTCAGTTAATGTAACTACAGGGTTTTTGTTTACAACATCAATTTCAATACCGTCAAATACACCTTCGTATTTTTCTTTGAAACCTTTTTGTTCTAATCCGCAAGCCTCAAAGTCATCATCGAAATTTTTATCGTCAAATCCTCCTTCTTGCACTTCTTTTCTTTTAAAAAAGTCTTTACTCATTGTTTATTGTTTATTATTAGTTATACAAATATACAAAATATAATTGACATATCCTCAGATAGTTATAAGATTCTTTTCACAATATTTAGTGATTTTACCTTGTCAATTAAGTCCTGTACTGTTCCATCATTTTCTATTACATAGTCAAATCTATCATAGTCATCTAAAGCTGTCTCTGAAAGGTGATTAGAATCTATATTTCCATATACCCAATTACCACTTTCACAATTAGGACAATCTCCTTTAGATGTAAATTGGTTTTCACAACTTCCACATTGTTTACCCCTATTAATTCTAATCATGATACCACCTTTGTCTTTGATAATATTAGCTTCGTTAGGAAATCTAACGTCTGTTATTATCCAGTTAAGGTAAATCCAAGAGCCTTCTATTTCTTTATCTACAGAACCTTTGTAATCAAATCCCAAAGGATTATAATCAGCAAACAAAGCATTTACCCATATATTAGGGTGTATGATGCCTCTACCTGCTTCAGTACCTAATAGTTGTAAAAGAAGTCTTGGAGTTAACTTTAC